TCATTCTTCTTCTCCTTTCTCTTCCTTTTTCAGGAGAATGTCAACCAACAATTTAATCACCGTAGTGTTGTTTTCCACGGCTGCCTTGACTTCTCCGAGTGTCTTTTCCGTTTTCTGGTTTGCATCTTCTGTGCGCTTTATTTCTGCTTTCTTTGTGTACATTACATAAGCGCCCATAGCGATACACGCCGCGATAGGAAAACCAACACCGTTAATCAACTGGATAATGGCGTCCATTGACATTTTATCGCCCCTTTCTTTAATTTAATATCCTGCCCTATAATACATTATAACATGGAAAAGTGACCGTGTCAAGCAAACTGCACAAAATTCTTTTGCATTCTTTGTGCAATAATCATGAAGAAAAGGCTTGCAATCAGGCGCAGAACATGCGATAATATAGACAGTGAAAGAGAAACGGAGGAAATAACAATGACATTCAAAATCACAATTAAAGAAGTTCACGAAGCAGTTGTTGAAATTGATGCAGAAAACTACTATGAAGCCCTAGCAAAAGTTGAATCCGATTACTGGGAGAATCCAAACGATTATTTACTCGAACCGAAAGACACCACATTTGAATAATGAAAAGCCCCTCATTTGGGAGATATAAGAAATGAATACAGAAACAGCTTTGATTAAATGGCTTGACAGCCTGAAAGGTGAGGACGATAATGACAACATTTGACGAATACATCCAGAATGCATCCCGGCTGACATTTGAGGATTACGACGATTACACGCTGGAAGAAATGGCGAACCGCCTTTCGTTCAAAATCTTTGAATGCCGCTCAGTGTTCCACACGCTGCCAAAGAACACCCGCATGCTTTACATCATAGCATACAACGAGACGATACACGAAATCAGACGGAGGAATGAACAATGACAGCAGGAGAAGCGCTTCAAGCCGTGGGCTGGGTATTTCTGGGCTACGCCGCAATCAACATTATAATTATGCTGCTTATCGCCAAAGAGCAGAACAATGGGAGGAAGAAATAATGACTACTTTTGAAGTGAAGCGTCTGAAAGCCCTTTACCAACTCCGGCTGGATATCGTGGAAAAGGCATTGCAAGAACAATGGAGCAGTCAGCGGCTTTGCATTGCACAGACCAAACGCGACATGATGGAAAAGGTCTTTGACGTGCTGGGGGTTGAGTATAATGAGTAACGAAGCGTTTGTTGCGCTGCTGGATGAAGCATACAAGTTTATCGTTAGCGACTTTTTAGAGAGAATGCTGGAAAATACTGTTTCTGTACTGAATACAGGGTGGTTGAAAATGAATAAAAACTATGGCGAGTGGGAGGAAACCGACTTCAAGAAGTGGGCAACTGAAATGTATCGGGCATGGCTTGCGGGCGGCAAAGAAGCGCTGGCAGCCGCCATTGAAAAGCGAGACAAGACGGAGGGCGAAAATGAGTAATGCAGACATCAAGCTCTGTTTCAGGGTAATAGACCTTGAAGATGTAAAGTACAAAGGCTTCAAAGATGATGGCAAATACTATCTTGCTGAACAGGTGTTGCAATCAAAACGCGGCATGGAGCGAATGCTTGCCGCCTTGCTGGGTCAGCCCGTAGAAAAGCTAGCAGAAATCCGAAAATTAATTTGAAGAAAATGATTGACAATAACCAGAAAACATGATATACTAATAGTAGTGAAAGGGCCGGGGAACTCCACCGATGAGCCTGTAACACCCGGCGAAAGGGCGAAAGCCCTCTGGTGGTTCTTTCACCAAAATAAAACAAAAGGAGAAAACGCAATGAGCAAAATGTTTACGCGCACTGTCACCACAGGCACAACCGCCCACTTTATCGAGTGGGACATGAGCGGCCCAGTTCCCGTCTTGATTCAAGAGGATGAATTCATCATTGACAAGGCAATGAAAGACAAGACGAAAGCTGCACGTATTATCAAGCGTGAGCTTGCACTGAAAGGCGTTGTAGCCGTGCAGGACTTGCAGCCCAAGACCAAAACCTATACGTGCAGTCTTGAGGACTTCATGGGAATCGCAACCGAAATCGACGAGTAAGTCGAGCCAGAACAGACAAAATTTAACAGCTGTGCCAACGGCTTGACGGGCAGAAAGAGGAACTAACATGGCTAACGATTTGATGATTATGAACACCGAAGAGCAGAACAACAGCTTTTGCACCTACGTCCCGCAGTCCAAGGAAGATTCCGTTTTCCTGTTCAACGCGGTTGCTGACCCCACTTACAGCCGCGACGAGGTTATGGGCAAGGAAATCGCCGTAACGAACGTTTATGTTGAAACGATTACCGTTGATTCACAAAACGGTGAGGAGGGGGAGAAAGTCGAGATTCCCCGCATCATCTTCTTTGACGACAAAGGCGAGAGCTACGCAATCACTGGCACGGGCCTTGTAGGCGACTTGAAACGTATCTTTATGACGTTTGGCATGCCGAGCGAATGGACGGAGCCGCTCAAGCTGAAAATCGTTGATAAACCCGCCAAGCGCGGCAAGATTCACAAAATCGTTCTTTGCTAAATAATGAAAGGAGATGGCCGGGGTAAATAATCGCCCCGGCCAATTTTGAACTATGGGAGCTACAAGAAACGGCATTTACTACGATTTGCGGGAAAGCATCTTCATCTTCAACACGGGAGACCTTGACAAGGAAATAGAGTTACGATTCTCAAGCATGCGCAACTTGCAACGCTATCTTCTGGGGGTTGAGGAACACATAGAAACTATAAACAGAAAACTTTCCAACATGCTGAATGTTGATGTTCATAACGACACGATGGGCCTTTTGTCCTACTACTTTCAGATTGAGCGGCGCGGATGTTATATCCGGACGGGAAAGGAGATTATATTGTGGCAAAACGAAGTTTCTTTACAGGGCGAGAACGTGAAGCGAAAGACGTTAGAAACGCCGTAGAGCGTTTCAACAGAGCGGTAGAGCGGGCGGCAAAGACCGCCCCCGCTCAGTTGGCACAGTATCTCCCCGATAAGCTGGTACTGGGAGAGGTTAAGAAGAATATAGCCAGCAAGGACGATTTGGAGAACTTCATGCGGTCAGCTGCACACGCTGCCGAGCCCGATGCTTTCACCTTTATTCCCACGGAAAACGGAATCACAACCAAACTGGACGTTATACGAGCTCAGGAGGGCGTGGAACGCGTCAACGCTGCTAGAGCCAAGCGAGCCGAAGAAGCCCTCAAGGAGGGCAACACGGGCGGCACAACGGCACAGATAAAGAGACAGAATCTTGACCCAATCAGCTATGAACCTCTGAATAAGTCGGATAAAGAAATCAAGAAGTTTCTGAACCTTATAAGCCGTCTGGATACAGACGCGGATAGGGAGAGGAAATCGGAGTTGTACAAAAGGAATTATCTGAAAGCAGCAGAAAATGAACTTGGGAAAAGAGCTGCCCGAAAACTTGAGGATGCGATTCGAGGCATGACCGGGCAAGAAGTATATGATGCAGTTTTCGCAGACCCGCTTTTGAATATCGACACAATCTATTTTGGCAGATACTACGAACAACAAATGTTCCTGAACCGAATACTTGCAAGGTGGGAGCAGT